GTTTTGGATATCCAGGTAATGCATCTGCAGTAGCACTCAACTCTGTAGCGTAAACTTGGTCTTCTGATATACCTACATATTTTTCAGCTGAGTCATCACCATAAATAGAAGTAAAAGTACCAAGACCATTTCCAATCCAATATTCAAAGTAATCATCATTGTTTTTAAATGGGTCTATAATACGAGAGCCACCTGCAGTTTTTACTCTTGCAGGTGTACCTGTTGTAGTTAATAGCCAATATCTTGGGTCACCTTTATTTCCTCTGTCTTCAAAAACAGAGTGTGGCATTTCATCTAACGTACCTACACTATTTTCTTGTTTTGTTTCATCAGCAAAAAATTCAATTTGTTCTATCAAGTTTCCTACAGAGTTATATTCTACAACAATACCTTGTGCCTGGTCTTCTGATGCACCATTACTTTCAAGAAAATCTCTATAGTCTTGATTGAATGAAATATACATTATTAATACTTTTTTCTTGTTTGAATAACCATCACCATATCTGTGATACTCTGCTATATCTTTTATTTTACCATATCTTGTCATTAATGCAATCAGACCAGGATTTGATTCATCTATAGATGTTCCTATTTTAGAACCATCTTTTTTAACCGTAACGTTACTCTCACCTAATTGATGGTCTGATGTTTGAGCGGCATTACCAAACATTGTTGCGATACCAAATCTATATTGAACTGCTTGTTCAGCACCACCAAAACGTGATTGCCAAATGTGATAATCTTGTAAAGTGTCATCGTACTTCAAAAAGAAAGTAGCGTGTGCTCCTGAAAATGAATCCCATTGAGTATTGTCAAAATATTCTTGATGTCTACATTTAAACACTACATCAAAGTTAGCGGCTTCCGGTAAAACAGATTGTTGAAAAGTACAAGAGCCGTCATCGGTGTCTGCATATGATTGATAGTTTAGTGCCGCAGGATTAGTACAACCAGGTATATCAGGTGGAATCTCAGGTGTCCAAGTAGAACCTCTCCATACCCAATTTCTTTGTGTTCCATCAGGACCGTCAGTTGTAGTTAAAGAGTTTACTTTTCTTATACCAACAATACCTTCAGTTGAACCATCTTCAATATTATATGTGTCATAATTTACTTCCCAAACATATAATCCATTTTGTATAGAAGAAACATACCATTGTTTATTAGGTGATAATAATCCTTCACCATCGTTACCTGTTATCTCTCCTGAAGGTCTCGGCTCTGTTGGTTCTGCTAAATATCCTTGAGGTACACTATCAGGCACATCACCAACGTCTGTGCCAGGAACGTGATATCCATCAGGTGGTGATTGTGGTCTTGGTTCACCAGCACCAAACCCTGCACCATATTTAAGTGTTATAGTAGCACCTTTTTCTAATACAGATGATTTTTGAAAATAACTAATATAAAATAAATCTTGTCCTGGAGTAACACCATAATTTGAAATAGCAGGAAGATTTGTTGAAATAACTAATGGTCTATGTACGGTTGATTTTTCTCCATTGACGATTGGCCAAATAGTATCGTTTCTATAAATAGCATTCTTATCAATAAACTTTATACAAGCACCGCCATTACGACCTTCACCACTTACCCATTTAGCGTGATAACCTGTTGCGGCTGTACCGTAGTGTGGGTCAAATGGTGAATTAAATCCAAGTATACCTGAAGACCACGCTTCTGTCATAACTGCATCACTATGTAGTTCATCATCAAAAACACCAATTGGTTTCTGTGGTTTTAAATCATCACCAAACATAACTTGGTCACCACTTGGATTATTTATGATGTTAGCGTCTGTTACTAATATTTCTTCACGTTCACCAATTTGATAAGCATTTTTGATACGTATCGTACCGCCTTCCATTATTTCTTTAAAACGAAAACCAGCACCCTGTTCTAATATCAAGTGTGTAGAAGTCGGGTCATCATCTTGTGGTGGACCGCCTGAGTTTGCACTAAACCCAAAATTAGAAGGCGAACTCATATCAGGATTGAATGGATTGAAAAATCTTACTTCAGGATTTCTTCCTGTTACTTCTCTATATTCATTATCAACAATAATATTTTTAAATGCAAATTGTCTTTCATAAAAAGCTTCTTTATAAACATCATCGTTTATATTTCTCGCTCGTATTTTAACTTCTTGTCTCGAACCGCCAATCTCTTTTATTTCATAATTTAATTTTGTAGGTTTTAAGTTAAAACTATCAGGTTGATTTGGACCACCGGACTTATATTCGTTTTGTGCATTGATATAGAAAGGACCATCATATATTACGCCTTCATTACCTTCATCTGTTCTAATTAAAACTACTTGGTCGCTACCTGCAAGTCTTCTAAAAAATTCATATTTAAATTTAAATCTTCCTGAAACAAAACCCATATTTCTTAAATCAATACCAGGCTTAACAATTATATTTTCGTTTTGAGTTATTGGTGCAAATTCTTGAGTAGTTATAACTCTATCAGTAGATGGTTCAACAACAGAAAGTAAAACGAAATCTTCAGAACCCATTAAGTCTGCGAGTTGTGAACCAAATAGTCCACCTTCATATTTTTTAGTACCTGGTATAAATTTTCTACCGGTATCTAATAATTGTTTGTCTCTTATCGATAATTTACTTGCCATTATAAATCCGTAAATTCTCTATTTAATACTTCATTCAAACCATCACCACGTTTAAACTGAGGCGTGTCTCTTTTAATAGTTATCCAATTAGTAGGGTCATCACTTGGTTGGCCTGTAGCAGGATTTTCAAAAGATTGAATAGGAGAACGTGGGCCTGCTAATCTTGGTATCTTACTATTCATTCCGCCATCCATAGAAGATGAAAATTCAAATTCTGCTAAGAGCGCATTTTTATTTTCTTCGTATTCACGTTCTGCTTCGAGTTTCAAGTTTTGATAGTACTCGTTATTTTCTAATTGTTCTTTTGTGTAAGGCATTATTTTACCGCAAATGTAAGATTGTTATCAATAACTTCAATGTCTGTTCCTGAACTTCCAGCATAAGAACCACTAACTATTTTTATTTTTAATTTATATTCTCTTTGTGTTTGTAATCCACTTGTATTTAAATCAATATAATTACCACGTGAATCACAAGAAATCTTTGAACCTGAACCATATGGTATAATGATATCTTCAGTATAAGCATCTTCAACACTATACAATGAGCCTGAAGGTAAATATTGCACCTTGTGATAGTTAGATGCTGTGGGTGAATTAGTTAATGTTGGATAAGTAGGTCTGCCAACAATTCTTAATTTACCATCGTAGTTTACAGAATATTTTGATTTTAAATTTGGTGAATAAATAGTTATGTCTTCTAACTCTGAAGCATTTAGTTTTTCTAAACTACCGGTAGACCAAATAGATGAATCCCAAACTGCTTCTAATCTTGGTGAATAAATTGTGTGTGTATCACGAGAAAAGAATTTAAAAGTACCTAGGGCATCTGAACTTCCTTCATCTGTATTCAAATCACTATTACCTATAGACCCTGAACGTTTAACTATAAAACCATAATTTGTATTACTTCCATCTAACCAAGAGTTTACAATATTAGTGACATCCATTCTCATATCAAGTTCTGTAGAAGTGTGAACAAAAGATTGACTTGACGCTGGAACAGATTTCCATCCACCACCGGTATCTAAAGTACTACCTGTCCAATATGTGCCTAAAGCCTCACTATCAGTATAACCCCAACTACTACCAACTTTGATTGGTGGGTCACTTAAAAATTTTCCTCTACCCATACTCCAATCAGCGTTCAACGGATACGCATATAGTGTTTGACTTGGTGCCAAACCTACACTACCTGCATCGTATAAATTTAAATAATACTTAGCAGTAGAACTTGCACCCGCATCAACTACACTTTGGCTAAGATGTGCTAAATCAAATTTGATTAAAATTCTTGAAACATTAACATTAATACCAGCGTCATCAACTTCTTTTCTTATTTCTAATATTTCGTCTAATCCATAGTTAACAGATTGACTTGCTTCAAATATAAAATTGTCTTCAGTTGCGTATGTAAATAAGTGCATTAGTTACTCCTAATATCCCCCACCCGCAGTAGCAGAGTCAGCAGTTACATTTCCTGAAATATCACGTGAAGGATATTTTAACTCAAATATACTTGGGTCGAGTGATGGGTAAATCACACCATCTTTTGTCGCAGAACCAATATCATAAATATTACCTGAGTACCCATTTGTCATTTCATATTTATTAAAAATTATAATAGGAAGTTTATCAGGATTATCATCTATAGGTGCTACAAGTGCGGCAACACCATCAACTAATGCAATTTCTTGTTGCAACTCTTGTAATACAATCGGTTGATTGATTTGCCAATTATCAGGTGCGAAATGTGATTTAATTACGCTAAAACATTTAAGTAACACTTCTTGTTTATTATAACCAACTCTTGTTATTATACTAAATCTAATACCTATATTAATTATAAAAGCATCTTTTATATTTACTGCATCTGTAACAGGTCGATACTCACTTAAATATGTTGCTAAATTACGTTTTACAACATCGTTTAAAGGAATTAAACTTTTAGCCTGGTCATAGCCTAAACAATATAAATTTAAAGCTAATGGATTAGGTACAGGTTTGGAAGCAGTTAATTTGTTTCGTTTTTTTCTTTTACTTTTAACTTTATTATCTAAATTTTTACCTTCTTGTAATTGTTGGTCTTGTACAATATATATTTTTGCTATACTACCAAATCTTGATGGTAAAGTCAATGCCCGCATCATATAATCTTCTTTAGTTATAGTTCTGCCTTGTGCTTGAAAATAAGCGAGTGCATTGTTTCTAACTTCAGTTATACTTTCAGCACCTTTACCTCCTGTCGCAGGTTTCTCATTATTACAACTCAAAGAATTTTTTGATGTCTGTAATAAACCTGCATTAGCTGAAGAATTAGTAGCACCATATACCGGATTAACAATTTTATTAATAGTTCCAACTCTAACATTGTGATTAAGACCGCCACCGTATCTATAAGTTATAGTTAATGTAGTATTAGCAGGAGCTAATCCATATGCTTTTGTATTCAAAAAATTACTTGGGTCAAATACCGCATCTAACTTTGCAGTACCGTGTGGTAGACTTGAACCAACATTATCAGGATTAGGAATTATCTCTTCATCAGGATTATTACTATTACCAGCACCAAAACGTAACTCTGTAGCTCCGTTTTCTGTAATATATGTTGTGAATCTACGTGAAGTTTTTTTCAATTTTAAAATATAAGGTGCTTTATCAGCATATTGAGAATCTTCAGGACTTAAATCAGCATTATTTTCTGCGTCTACAAAAACGGTATCTTGTGCTAAGAAAGGTACTTCGTGCCAACTATTACCATCACTATCCGTACAAGAAACTATTTCTGTTATACCTCTTTGTTTTAAACGTATTTTATTATATCGTTTTGCATTACCAAATGTAAATGTTTCACTTTTTTGTTTACCGGACATACACGATATAGTTTTTTTCATAAGATATGATGTTGGTTCACCACCACCTGTTTCAAATACAGATATTTGTGCAGGTGACCTACTTGAAGTAAATTGAAAACTAACATCTTCTGTCAGATAAAAATCAACACCCGAAGTTGAACTTAATTGAGTTCCTTCTTTTATAATTAAACCATATGTCAAATCAGGTCTATTGTTAACACCACTACCAACAGATGGAACCGTTTGAAATATATCAACTTCTGCTTGTGCAGATGATAATAATTTTGGTTTATAACCCATTGATTGTGCAATTTGAAATATACTCTTAGTTTCTTCAGCATATGCTAATAAAGACTCTTTAAATTGATTGTCTATATAAAAAGATAAAACATCACCTACGTATGCGGCCATTTCAATAAACATCATACCAGGTGATGATTCATTAAAATCATTATATGAATTTGGAAAGTAAGTTTTTGCGTGTTCTATTAAAGAAGATTTTAACGAATTAAAATCTTTATTTAAATATTTAACTTCTTTTTCTTTGACTTGAATAGCCATTTACTTCTCCTTAATATCCTGCATTAGTGCTACTATCTGCCGCAGCACCGCCTTCGAAGCCTAATAGTACTTGAACTATTTCATCTGTAAATTCAGTATCAAATCTCGCTACTATATTTAATGTATTACCATTAGAACTTAATTTAGTATCTACTAAAGTTACAAATGGTAAAAATTGTTCAAGCGCGTCTATGATTTTTTCTTCTACTGATTCTTTTAAAGAAGCAGGTTCATTTTGTTCAAAAATAACGTAACGTAAATCAGAGCCAAACTCAACATTTCCAGGTCTCTCTCCTTTTGATGTCATAAGCAAATTTTTAATATTATCTTGAATTTGTTGATAATATTTTTTATTTTGCGTAAAAAACCCTGCGGCTTGAGAATCGTAATTTAAAGGAAATCCGATTCCAAATACTTTATCCGGGTCTAAATCTATGTCTCTTACACTCATTATTTTTTCAGATTCATTTTACTCATAAGTTCACGATAATCTTTAGTGATAGCCTTCTGTACATCAGGGTCAATTTGTTCAGGAGCTACTCCTGCTTTTTGTGCTATTTCTGCTACACCTTGATTTGACATACCTTTTCCATTTGGTTTCATATCACCATAGCCTAATAAATCAGCCATATCATTTGTCGTGAAAGTTTTACCACCTAACTTTGGGTATTCTGATGTCTCAACAGACTCTTGAATTGGCGTAGACCTTTTAGACTTAATTTCATTAATAAATATCTCGCCAAGTTGTTTTTTGACTTCTTCACGTATCATTTGATTTATTAATTTTTTAAATTGACTTGTTTTCATAATACCTCCTACGTATTAATATCCACCACCGCCTCCGGTGCTTCCTCCGCCTCCGGTACCACCTGTTTGTGTTGTACCTTGAGCAGTTGTTGTTTTTACTATAGTTTGTAAACCGCCACCTGAATCATCATCATCGTCTGTACTCTCACCTATTTGAGATTCAAGCGCAGTTAATTCATCTTGTAATTCTTTATCTAATTTATCATCTTTTCTGCTATCACCACTATCAGTTCCTTTCCCTTGATTACCGCCACCTCTTGCACGTAAAGCTAACAAAGCTATTATAATTGCTATTATAACTTTAAGTAGTTCGTCTTTAATTAAATCGATAGATTTTAGTTGTGACTTAGCTTCTGCTATTTCTTCTTTTACTTTTTCTACAATTTTCTCTTGTAATACAGACGCAGCAGCTGCGGGTGGAACTAATGCACTTCCTATTTGACCTGCGGCTTTAGCTGCTTCAGCAACACCTTTAGCTACTTCAATAGCTGTTATAGTATTTTCTATAGCACGAAGAGCAGTAGTTATTTTGTCTACGGTTTTTTTATATTTCTGAACTTGTTTTATTTTTTCAGGTATACCATCAGGAACTTTACCTTCATCTGCAGATTGTCTTTGCATTTTAGGTATTTCATTGTCTTTATACTCTGTTAATTTATTCAGAGGAGACATTAATGTTTCTTGTAATCCGTCTACTAATCCCATTATTCTGTATATACCTTATCACTTAAAGTTTCAGATAATCTTTTTTCTAATGTTTCAATCTTTCTTTCTAAAATTTTTATAGGCGCCCCTTTCAAAGAATAAGCGTGACCAACACCTCTTCTATCTACACCAATACCACCATTAGCTAATGATTTAAATTGACTTCTGATAAAATTAAATATTGAAACTACTTCATTCATAGCTTCTTGAAAATCTACACCTTTTACAACAGGTTGCATAGTAGATAAAGGCAACCCTGTAGGATTCTCACCATTTCCAAGTTGTATTCTACCAATCACTTGTTCTTGATTTTTTGAAGTTTTTGGTGTAGATATTATTACGTTTTGAAAAGAGTTTATAAAAACGTTGCCGGACGCTAACATTTCTATATTATGACCTGCAGGTGCATCAAGACCTTTGGTATAAAAAATTAAATGGTCTGAAGATATTAATATTTTATTTAAAGTTTTTCCTACTTGACGGTCAGGTGTAAAAGTATTATTTAAACTTCTTTCAAGAAAATCTTTATGACCTTTCTTACCGGATAGTTCTACTTCTTCTGCTAAATCTATACCGGTACCTCCGCCCCCTAACATATGTATAGAACTTCCATCAAGGTTTACATTATAAAACATTGGGTAATTTAAATCTTGCTCTTCTCTTGTAATTTGTTTTTCACTTATAAAAGGTTTCTTCACATCTCTACTATGTATATTGTTTGCAATTTTAATAGTAGGATAATTTGCAAACTGAGATTTACCTAAATTGATTGAGTGATTTAACCTTCCTTGTACAACAACATCACCAGGTGCTATTTCTATAGGTCTTGTAGTAACATCACTTGCTTTAAAATATTTTGTGCGAGTAAGCTCTATCTTTCCGTGATTACGACTACTCTGATGTATTGGCATTGGATGACCATAAAAACTTTCACCCATATAACTGAAAAGAGGAACTATTTCTCTGTCTACAGGTTTTGATATAAAATGTTGTGACGCTGGCATCACAAAAGCATCTGAAGTTTGATGTGATATATTTTTTATAGTTACAGGTTCAACATCTGATTCGCCTTCAAATACTACTTCACCATATGGTACTTTAAATATTTTTCTTTTTATTTGACCAATTTGCTCTTTTACAAAATGAAAAACATCATCTAAATCAACAAGACCGGAGTCACTTCTATCAAATAAAGACATTGTTAACTCTCAGGAAATGATGTTTGTTTAGTTTCTATCTCTTCATTGATTCTATCACTCTCATCTTGTATATCTTTTATTGTATCGCCAAGATTTGACATTAATTGTTCTTTCTCAAGTTCACTTAATCCAAATTCACTCTCAGAACCTTTAGATTCTGCAGAAGCAAGTTTTTGAACTATTGAGGCAAGTTTTATTAACTGCTCGTCATTACGAACAGAAACATCAAGATATTCTTTTAATATAGGAACGAGAGCAACGGCCGAGGCAGTATCCGTAACAAACTTTAACAAGTCCTTCATTAGAACTTCTATTTGTTTTTTGTTACTTTGCGAGTTGTTGTAGATGTCTTTGAAGACATCAGCTAATGTTTTGCCTTCAAAGACTTCAAAAGAATCCGACATATGTATGTTCCTTAGTTAATAATAAATATATATTAACTAAGAAAGATACAATTTTTATATAAAAACGGACCCTGTAACGTTATGTTTAAATGCTATTCCTTTATCTCTAAAGTCTCTTATTAGAGCATTTTGCTTTCTTTTCATAGCATTTATAACACGTGTTATGTGTTGAGTGTTAGAACCACTCATCTCACGAATTAAAATATACAAAGCTTTCTTATTAAAGTTTTCTATATTTTTGTTATTTCTCATTAAATAAAGTAATGCGTCTACAACAGCAATATCTTTCTTTTTCTTAAAAACTTTAAATAAATTTTCTTCCCAATAATCTACCATTTGGTCAAAGACTTCTAATTTAAAATCTTTTACACCTGCTTCATCTGCTTCAGAACCAGGATTTCTATTGTAATCCATTACATCAAGATTATCGTGAATTTTACCCATCTTATAATTTTTATTATTATTCAAAATCAGATAGTTTTTAGCGATTACAGAAAAGTAACTAAATGCTTTACCTTTATCTTGTTGATACTTCTTCATATTGATTACCATATTAGCCACTACTTCATTTATCACTTCTTCTGTAGGAACATCAAAATAATAAAATTTATACGTGTGAATTAAATTTTCAGCAATCTTTCTAATTGGATAATAAATACTTTCTCTAAATAAAGTATCTCTTTCAGGGTCATCAAGTTCCATCCCATTGTATTTTACTATAGCATCTTCAGTTTTTTGACCAAAATACATTTTACTTTTTTTTCTACGCTTCTTCGGCATCTTCTTCTACTCCTGTGAATTTATCTAATTTGTTAATTGTTTCTTTTATTCTTCTGAAAGTATCTCCTACTTCATCATCTTCTTCGAACCATTGTTTTTCGTCAATCTCTTGTATTTCTGTTTGAATTTGTGTTAAGTCTGTTGACATTTCTTCAAACCAAGCTTCTAAAGTTTCTTGACGTTTAAGTTGAATAAGATTAGCAGTTATACTTGTAACTAATAATAATCCTAATATTCCTTCAATAATCATTTCTTATCTCCAAATAAATCTTCAAATAATTGATTCTTGTAATCTTTATCTACCTTAGGCTTTTTCTTTTTTTCTACAGGAACTTTATCATAGTGTATTCCATCATTTCCATTTTGTCCTATGATATCCATTCTTTCAGAATTTTCTTCTATAACCTCAGGTTCTTTTTCGATACCTAAAATATCACCATATGGTATGTTAGCATCTTCACTAAACATATAACGTTCCATCTCGTAACGAGTTGCAATCATATCTGCTTGATGTACTAACTGAGCAATATTTGTTTTTATCTTTTTAGATTCACCGAATCCCATTAAATATGTTTTGTTACCTTCTTCATACATACCATCTGCGAGTCTCAATCCTA